TCAAGACGTTAAAACTAGACATAGAGAAATAATGATATGCGATATTGAAGAAAGATTTTCTATAGACGGATAGTAATAAAATAACATTTCTTTAAGTCAATGAATAATAAGAATAAAAATTACCTGACGTTAAAGAACAATTAAAGGAGCTATTATGATAGCACTTATTGATGGTGATGTATTAGTCTATATGGCTATGTGGGAAGCAGAATCAAAAGAACAAGCTAGAGAAAATTTTGATAGTTTGTTTACATCTATAACAGAATCATTATTTGTAGATGACTATGCTATGGCAATTGGAAACAATGAAGGTAGTAATTTTAGATACGATATTTATGAAAAATATAAGGCAAATCGTTCTAAATCAAAATCAGAAAGACCAGAATGGTTTTACGATTTGAAGTCAGACATTGTTAATGAGTATGAAGGGTGTGTGTTTGCTAACTATTGTGAAGCTGACGACTTAATACGAATTTGGGCACACCAAGTCCAAAAACAAATTTGGGAAAACTGGAATATGAAATATAGTCTTATTGACGATACTTATTCCAACTCTTACATTGTAATCAGTGTTGACAAAGACTTAGATTGTATAGAGGGTAAACATTATAACCCTAGAAAAGATCTTGTGTACACTGTAAGTGAAGATGATGCCAATTATAACTATTGGAAACAAATAATTATGGGTGATTCTACTGATAACATTCCTGGAGTTCCTGGAATTGGTCCAAAGAAGGCTGAAAAGCTTCTTTTAGAAGAACCCCCTGCTATAGCCGCTTGCAAGGCTTATGAAAAACATTATGGCGAAGAAGGTCATAATTACTTGCTAGCAAATGGAAAATTAATACATATATTAAGAACACCTACGGATTATTTCCACTTCTCAAGGAAACAATATGATCAAGCAATATGTGGATGACCTAGGGCACTGGGAGTGGTCTGGTCACAAATTTCACCCTGCTGATTACTTTGGTTTCGTTTATTGCATAGAAAATAAGAAAGACAAGACTTTTTATATTGGTAAAAAACAGTTTTACCATCATGGCAAGAAAAAGTCAAGAACTTATGGCAAAGAAATGAATTGGAGAAATTATGTGGGTTCTTCTAAACACTTAAAGGAAGATATAAGAAAACACGGAAAGAAGCATTTTAAATTTGACATGATAGATCTTTATAGTTCAAGAGGTGGTTTATATTATGCAGAAGCCTATTTACAAATGGTAACAGGCTGTATGATCGATTATAAAACTGAAGGGAAACCAGAAGCTAGATTTTATAATCGACAAATTGCTGCTATTAGATTTAGACCAACTGAATTTCCTTCAAAGAAAACAATAGCTTATGTCAATAAATTAAAGAAGAGGTATTGATATGAAAGTATCACCAGTAGCTCCAGCGTTGTGGCTGGCTGCAATGGGTTCTTTAGCAGTAGGATTACTTGACTATGTAATAGGTTATAACTTTTTTGATCCTATTATTGCTGTTATTTGTTATTTGTTTTTTCAAGAAGCAAGCAAGTTTGTAGCTGAATTAACGATGGAAGATAATAATGGGCAGAATAGTAACTCGTAATCAACCCTGTGAAAAATGTGGAAGTAGTGATGCTAAACAAATTTATGAAGATGGATCTGCTTTTTGTTTTTCATGTAAACAGAATTATTTTGCCCCAAGAGAGGGTACAACAATGCCAGACATTAAAGACTGGTCTAATAAATTGCGAGAGGTAGAACATGATTACTCTACTCGCGGTTTTAAAGAGCGTAATGTATATAAGGAAGTCTCTAAACATTATGGTGTCAAAATTTCTTACGATCTTGACGGTAATATTGATAGTCATTATTATCCTTACTACCATGGCACACAATTGGTGGGCTACAAGGTCAGAAACTTACCCAAAGACTTTACCTCCATTGGAAAACTTAACGGTGGACTCTTTGGACAACAACTCTACTCATCAGGAAAAAGAATAGTTATAACAGAAGGCGAACTAGATGCTATGGCAGTGCAATCTGCATGGTATAAAAAATATAAGACCTTTTATCCTGTTGTAAGCTTAAGAAGTGCTAGTTCAATAAAAGATTTAATTGAATGCAGAGATTACTTAAGAAACTTTGATGAGATAGTATTATGGTTTGATAAAGATGAAGCAGGTGAAATTGCTACAAAAGAGGCAGCACGTATAATTGGTTATGACAAAATAAAAATAGTCACATCCGAAGAAAAAGATGCTAGCGACTTGTGGATTAAATCACCTGATGAAGTCTTAAAATGCATTTATAATGCAACAGAATACACACCTGCAGGTATACTTAGTAAACAAGAACTGTGGGAGCAACTTGAACGTTACAATGAAATTGAATCGGTTCCTTACCCCTCTTTTATGGAGGGGCTAAACGATAAACTAAAAGGTATGAGATTTGGTGAAATTACATTATGGACTTCTGGTACAGGCAGTGGTAAATCTACTTTATTAAGAGAGATAGCAGTACACTTATTAAGCAATACAGAAGATAAAATAGGTATTATTTCACTTGAAGAATCACCTGCTGAGACTGCTAGAAAAATGGCAGGTATGGCAATTAGTAAAAATCCAGCTCATGAGGAGATACCGTTAGATGAACTTAAGGTGGGATTTGATAATATTTTCGGTGATGATCGTGTTATGGTTCTTGATCATCAAGGTAGTATTTCAGATGGGTCTATTATGGATTTTCTTGAGTACATGTGCCTTAGTGGGTGCAAGTATTTATTTGTGGATCATATCACCATATTGGCTTCCGAAGGTACTGAAGGTCTTACAGGAAACGAAGCAATAGACAAAATCATGAATGATCTTTTAAGACTAGTTAAAAAACATGAAGTTTGGATTGGTCTTATTAGTCATCTACGTAAAACAGATAATAAGGGAAAAAGTTTTGAAGAAGGTAAATTACCGTCAATGGACGATATTCGTGGGTCAGGTTCTATTAAACAAATTAGTATGGACATTATCGCTTTTGCTAGAAATGTTGGGTCAGACGTTGATGAAGAGCGCAACACTATTAAAACAAAAGTACTTAAATGTCGATACACAGGTTTAACTGGACCATCAGGAACTCTTTATTATAACTTTGAAACAGGTAGATTAAAAAAGGGGTCTGATGATTTTGAAAGACAAGAAGAAATTACAATATAGTATGGATGAACAACATTTAGTTCAAATATCTATTATATGTCAGCTTCTGGATTCGGGGGCTGACATTTCTCAACTTAATCCTAATATACAACAATATTTAAATGGAATAGCAAGTGATTTAGAAAAAGAAGATGATGATACTTTTGATTCTATTTATTATTATGCTGACACATTTTTTAATATTGCTAATAAAGAAGAAAGGATGCTACATTGAAGGCAGAATTCGATAGACTAAAAAGGAAAGGTTATACAGATGAAGCCTTTCATAAATATATAACTAGTCCTAATATTAAAAAGTTGTTTACATCTGAACAAATAACAGAGCTACACAGTATGTGGTGTCAAAATCATCCACAAGGAGAAGAAATTAATGTAACTATCGAAGATGATACTGTTACTATGAGTTCTGATGTTGATTTAACAGAAATGAATAAAGATGAAATAGACGAGTACGCTATTAATACTTGGGGTATTGATTTAGACAAGCGATTTAAAAAAGAAACAATGATTGAAGAGCTTGAATCAGAGCTAAAAAAACAAAACGAAGAATAATTGATTTACCATTTATTATAAAGGGGAAATAAAATGGATCCATACCAAAGCTTTATCCATCTGTCTCGTTATTCACGTTATCTAGATGACTGGGGTCGTCGTGAAACGTGGGATGAAACAGTAGATCGAGTTGTTGATTTTTGGAAAGAACAGGTTGGAAACAACACTCTAACTGAAAATGATTTTAATAATATACATAACTCAATATACAACCACGAAGTAATGCCTTCAATGCGATCAATGTGGTCTGCAGGTAAAGCATTAGCACAAAATCATTTTAGAGGCTACAATTGTAGCTTTGCGGCTGTTAATCATCCAAGAGTATTTGATGAAATACTTTTTATATTAATGGCAGGTACTGGCGTTGGATTTAGTGCCGAAGCTAAATACGTCAACAAACTTCCTATTATAAATGATTCTTTTGCTCAAACAGAAAGAATTATTCAAGTAGAAGACTCTGCTGAAGGATGGGCTAAAGCCTTAAGAAAATTAATTGCAGATTTATACTTAGGAAATGAACATGAATGGGATTATAGCAAAGTACGTCCAGAAGGCGCACGACTTAAGACTATGGGTGGAAGGGCTTCTGGTCCGCAACCACTTATGGATCTTTTTCACTTTGTAACTAAAACATTTAAAAATGCGGCAGGACGAAAACTACGTCCTATTGAAGTACATGATATTGTTTGTAAAATAGCAGAAATAGTTGTAGTAGGTGGTGTTAGACGATCAGCATTAATTTCTATGTCAGACTTAGGAGATCCTGAAATAAGAGATTGTAAGTCAGGCCGTTGGTGGGAAACTGAAGAACAGCGATCTTTAGCAAATAATTCTGCAGTATATGATCAAAAACCTTCTATGAATGTATTTATGGAAGAATGGGTTGCACTAATGAAATCAGGTTCAGGTGAACGTGGTATATTTAGTCGTTATGGCGCTCAAAGACAAAACAATCAAGGTCGTAGAGATTCTTCTTTAATTGAAGGCAGCAACCCTTGTGCTGAAATTCTTTTAAGACCTAATCAACTTTGCAACTTATCAGAAGTAATTTGCAGAGAAAATGATACTGAAGAAGATCTTGCAGACAAAATTAAAATGGCAACTATACTAGGTACGCTACAAGCTACCTTAACAGATTTCAAGTATGTACGAAAAGTATGGCAAAGAAATTGTGAAGATGAAAGATTATTAGGCGTTTCTTTAACTGGCATTCAAGATTGTCGAATATTAAGAAACCCAGATCCTGCAATGTTACGCAGATTAAAGCAAGTTGCAGTAGATGTAAATAAAGAATATGCTGAAAAGTTAGGTATTTCACCTTCAACAGCAATTACAACAGTTAAACCAAGTGGAACAGTTTCACAACTCGTTGATAGTAGTAGCGGAATACATGGACGATTCGCCCCTTATTATATCAGATCTGTCAGGCAATCTAATAACGATCCTTTAACTGAAATGTTAAAAGACCAAGGAGTACCTAACGAAGCTGATTTAATGAATCCTTTAAAAACAACAGTGTTTTATTTTCCAATAAAGTCTCCATCAGGTGCTACACTAGCTAATGAACAAACAGCTATTCAACAGTTAGAAAACTGGCTTAAATTCCAAGAAAATTGGTCTGAACATTCAGTTTCAGTAACAATATATGTTAAAGAAGATGAATGGATGGAAGTTGGAGATTGGGTGTATAAACACTTTGATCAAATAACAGGAATTAGTTTTCTACCATATTCAGAACACACTTATCAACAAGCGCCTTATACAGCTTGTTCAGAACAAGACTGGATTAAAGCAGTTAAGTCAATGCCTTTAGTAGATTATTCATTACTTCCAAATTATGAACAAGAGGACAACACTGAAGGTTCTCAAACTTTAGCGTGTTCTGCAGGGGGTTGTGAAATATAATAATGACAGAACTTCGTAAAAAAAGGTTATTATTACTTGCTACAAAACCAATAGATCATAAAGCTTGGTATAGCCAGTATTATATCCTTATGCAAGAAGGCCTTGTTGGGTGGGCAATGGGTTTTGCCTACCTTACACCTAAAGGAGAACAATACTTAACGAGAATAAATAAATGTTAGATATTGGAGGATTAGTTTGGTGGCAATGGTGGCTTTTATTAATGGTCACCATTAACACTTGTTTAAACGCTATTACATTTTATCAACATAGAAAAACTAGTAGACAAGGAAAAACAATACCTGACGTTAAAGAACAATCTGTAAAGGATAGTAAATGAATAGTCCAAAAGAATTAGCAGAAATAGAAGCAAAGAAAACCTTTAAAGGCTTTATTAAATGGAGTAAAGTTTCATTTTATTGGATAATGGCTATACTAGTATTGTTAGCATTTTTTGACTATGGTGCTGACACAAAAACAGGTAGTCAATATAATGGTGCAGTATATGAACCAAGAAATATAGGAAAAGATTAATGTGGGCTTTAGTATGGTTACAATTATTAGCTAATGATGGTGGTGTTAATTATTATCACTTAGGCACTTACGGTAATAAAGACGTATGCGAAAAAGAAAAAGAAAAAGCACTTATTTTAGTAGAAAGCTCTAATGAGGGCTTAGCTTGTTTAGAATTATCAAGGAGTAAATAAATGATACCTGTTCACAGAAAATCTATACTATCAGGCAAGAAAAATACTATGGAATTAGATGTTACTGAAGAGCAATTAAAAAGACATCGTGACGGAGAATTAATACAAGACGTTTTTCCGCATTTACCTGCTGAAGAACGTGAATTTATAATGTCAGGAATTACTCCTGAAGAATGGGAAAAGATTTATGGCAAAGATAATCGGCTATAAAAAAGTAAATTTTAGTAAGCCTAAAAAGACTTCTATTGGAAAGAAAAATTTAAAAACATCTTCAATGAACAAACATAAGCGCAGAAATAAAGGAATGGCACATGTCGGCAGATAATAAAAGTCTTATGGAATCTTTAGGAAAACTAACAGGCAGTTTTTTAGGTTTTTTAATTATTTCTACTATAACGACTTGGACTGGTTTAGTAGTTCTTAACTATTTAGATTGGTTGCCTGTCTAATAAAATGAATAACATTATTGATATAAGTGAAAAACTTAAAAAGAAACAAAAGTCTGATATTGAAAAAAAATATTTTGATGCTCATACTCATGTTTTAGACGCTTGTGATGAAGTTTTTGCTTATGGGGCTATTGTAATAGAAATTACTGAAGATAAGTCCATAAATATTTCTTCAACTGGAGAATTATTACCTGATGCTATGATTGATGCTCTTGTATCTGCAGCTTTTAGAATAAAAAGCGAAAGTGAAAACTAATGTATATATTAGTATTTATAATGTTTTTAGAGCCTAGTGTTTATAAAATTGGATCAAACCAAATTATCTATCAAACAGCAGACGAATGTTTGCGTGATAGACTTATTTTAGCACAGTCTTTAGAAAACACAAAACCGACAAAAGATTCATTTGCAATTACAAGATGTGTGCAAATGATAAATAAAGGAGTATCTATATAATGATTAGATTTTGGAAGTATATTCTTAGATGGAGATCACACCGTAATATTATTAAAGAACTAAATCAATTATCTGATAGAGAATTAATTGATATTGGGTTTAGTCGATCACAAATTAATAATTTAATTTGGTTAGATGAAGATATTGCAAAACGTGGAGAAAAGACCCGAAGAGGTCCAGAAAAACAACTTTAAGGTAAAATATGTCTGATAGAAAAGAAGAAGAATTAGAAGAAATGATTGACGAAATGTTTGAGTCATACATTCAAGATGGATTTGAATTTAATAGTGAT